CGCCATCTGCAAAAGGTATTTTGAAAACGACTGCCAAAGACGCTCTTTACAATGTAACTGACGGTGGTGTACATACCTGTGTTGGTTGTGCTGGTTGTCTGATGGAAGAAAATGAAGTGAACGGTTATCCAGTATATTGTACATCCAATGTTACCAGTAAAGGTGTTGTAATGGGACACTTTGAAGATTTTGTTATTGGGCAATGGGGAGGGATTGACTTGACAGTAGACCCGTACACACAAGCAGCTAACGGTAAAGTAAGATTGGTTATCAATGCGTATTTTGATGCAAAACCAAGAAGAACAGGTTCTTTCCAAAAAGCTATCTTAAAATAATATGTACGTCAAACTGGAAGAAGCTAAGAAGCACCTTCTTTTGGATGATTCTTTCAAGGATGATGATTTATATATACTTGGACTAATTGATGTTGCAGAGGATGCAGTAGCACGTAATTTGAATCTGAAACTGGATGAATTAGCAGTAGATGGGGAATTTACCCCACCTGCTGTTATTCACGCTATCTTATTACTGATTGGTAATTTATATGCCAATCGTGAGTCAGTATCTTATTCATCCGTTAATAAAGTTCCATATACATTTGACTATCTAATTTCACTTTATAAAAACTACAAAGAGGTATGATTGACTATATACATAATAGAGACGGTAGGGCAACATCTACACAGGTCAGTAGAATGGATGATATTACAGAGAATGAATTCACACCAGAATTTTATTTTCTCATTAAAAATACCAATGATTACGAAGTGACTGTAGAGTTAAGACCTGCTGGACAAGAGAAATTTATAACTACAGTACTATATTCTGGTTGGAATCCTGAATTATGCAGTGCAGTAAGAACAAGCGGTGAAACTGGATTACAGTACGGCTATTAATTCCAAATATAATGAGGGCAGGGATACTGACAGAAACAATACTACTACAGGAATCAGTACCAGTTAAAAATGATTTTGGGGCTGCTCCTATGGAATGGGTGGACTATCTGCAAACCAGAGCCAATATTAAGTTTAATTCAGGTAACAGAGTTAACCAGAATAATGAAATATTTACTTCTTATACGCTAACATTCACAATCAGGTACTATCATAAGGTAAACGAGCAAATGAGAATTATCTATCAAGGTAAGAAGTATAGGATACTGGCTATCAATTCTGACAGGGCAAAACAATCTACAGAAATCATAGGAGAGCTTATTAATGAATAATGGTGTAACTGTAGACGCTTCACAGGTACTAAGAATGTTTAGTGAACTTAATAGTAGACAGCAAAGGAATGTGTATAAGAATGCACTAAGGAAAGCTGGAAGAATTCTGCAAAAGGAAACGAAGACACAACTAAGAAGCGTAGTAGGTAAAGCAATAAATCATAAGAATAGATGGAACGGCAAAACTTTAGGCAGTGGCGTAAAGATGAAAGTGGACAAGAAAGCAACAGAAGCGAAAGTTCATATAATGGGGGACTTTAGGTTAAAGTTCTTTGAACTTGGAACAACTACCAGGCAGCTTAGGAAAAACGGAGCTAACAGGGGTAGGATGAAAGCTGCACATTTCTTTAAAACTGCCAAAGATAAAACGGAACGTACCATCTTCGATAATATAAATCAAATGGTTGAAGAATCAATAACGAGGATTGCTAATAAAAAATGAGCTTACAAATAGGAAAAGCTATCTACCACTTATTAAGTAAAGATAGCAGGATAAAAGAAAAGGTAGGTTCTAAGATATATCCTTTGATAGTTGAAGAATCCACCACTTTTCCTTTTATCATTTATAAAAGAACCAATATCACACCAAACTATACGAAAGGCAGTTATGCAGTTAATGAATCTGTTATGGTTGATATAGTTATAGCTTCTAAAGATTACATAGATACCATTGAACTGGCAGACTATGTAAGAGAGGCTTTAGAAGGTAGGAGGGGTAACTTTTTTGGAATAGAAATAAATGACATAAGAATGATTAGTGCAGATGAAGAATACATAGAAGATACATTCATTCAGAATTTAACATTCGACATAAACACAAATGGCAAACAAAATACTTAGAGGTAATGACCTGATGATTTTTAAAGATACGACTGGTGCTGGTACTGCTTATAAAGCATTGGCATTTTCAACCAGTTGCCAGCTTTCCTTAACAGGAAACACTTTGGAAACTTCATCAAAAGACGGTGGTAAGTGGACTAGTAAAGCAGTCAGCAAATTAAGCTGGTCACTTACGACTGATAATTTATATAGCGTAGAAGATTTTAATGCTTTAGTAAATAGCTGGATAAGCAGGGAAGAATTAACTGTGGCTTTTGCTGTATGCACTAATGCAGACAGTGATACTGGTATGCCTGCTGATGGCTGGACTGCTGGCGGTGGTTATACAGGTAAAGTGGTTATAACCAGTATTACTGCTAATGCTCCAGATAATGATAATGCTACTTACTCTGTTACTTTGGAGGGAACAGGTGCTTTATCACCTAAAGTAGCGTAATATATTCACTGGGGAAGCTGTTGCAGTTTCCCCTTTTTTATTTATATACTATGGAAATTCAAATTAAAGGTACTGCATATAATATACGATATACTATCAGGGCTATGTTCGTATTTGAACAGATAACAGGCAAGATTTTCAAATTGGAGAATCTGACGGATTACTACCTGTTTTATTATAGTCTGTTGGTAGCCAATAATCCAGATTTGCAAATGACATTTGAGGACTTTATTAATGAATGCGATGAAGAACCAGCCTTAGTTATCCAGCTACAGGAATTTCTTTCTAAAGAGATGGAAAAGCAATCTGCATTTATAAGTGATACTGTAGATTCAAAAAAAAAGTAACGATTAGCGAATTGTATGCTTTGATAGTTTTGGAAGCAGGTGTAGCACCTGATTATTTTCTGGACAGTATGCAAATGTATGAGGTGAAGGCAGTCTTGGAGAATCTGCAATATAAGAATAAAACAAGCTGGGAACAGGCTAGAATGATAAGTTATATCATAGCCCAAACTAACAGTACCAAGCAATTATCACCTACTGATATTATGAAGTTTGATTGGGATGAAGCCAAAGAAAAAGATACTTCTATAAGTAAGGATGATATAGCCAGATTAAGGGCAAAAGCTAATCAATTTATAAACACAAAAAACTAAATATATATGGCTGATTTAGTAACCAGACTATTACTTGATTCATCTGGTTTTAATAATAACATAGTTAAGAGCAGCAGGCAAGTACAGGAGTTTCAGCAGATAACAGGCAATATAATAGGTACTATAGGAAAGTTTGCTGCTGGTATTGGAATTGCGACTACTGCCAGTGACGCTTTTATGAAGATAATAAGAAGCTCACAGGCTACTAATGATGAATGGGACAATACATTAAATTCCTGTAAAGGAACTGTAGATTTATTCTTTCAATCTATGTCTGCTGGCAGTTTTGAAGCATTTAATAACGGTGTTCTTTCTACAATAAGGAATTTGAAAGAACTTTCTGCTTTGCGTGATTCGTTGACTGATGCTAAGTTATCAATGGGATTCAATACTAAAGTCTTTGAAACGGAGTTTACGAAATATGAATCTATAATCAGAGATACTACCAAAAGCAAGCAGGAACGGGAAAAGGCATTTAAAGACTTGCAAAAGTTGAAAGACGATTTTAAAATAGATGTTACTGATGTCTTGGGAGGTGCAGAAGAAGAACTTATTCAATCATTGAATATTAGAACAGGACGAAAAGACTTTAATATTAATGATATACATAAATATATATCAATCAATAATAATGATTTTTCATCTAGAAATGAGAAAAAGGCATTAACGGAGTATCAAGACCAGTTAAAGGCATACGAAAAGGAAATAAACCAAATACAAGGCAGGATTAATTCTACCAGAGGTGATACTAATGAATGGACAGGTGAAACCAAAAAACAGATGAGGGAAAAACTGTCTTCTATTAAGCAACAAATGGAACTGTTCAAACAACAAAATTCAGAACTTGAAAAGCAGAATTTCTTGAATCAGGATAATGATGCCAATAGAGGTGAAATGATTAAAAACTATGAATATGCTTATGATTTGAAAAAACGTATGTATGATTTTGATAAACGCACATTGGAACTACAGAATAGCCTTAAACCTGCTGGAGGAAATAATAAGATAAAAACAGAAGAAGTAATTCCTGCTGGTTCTGTTGCTGAATTGGATAAGCTGATAACGGAAGCCAGAAAGAAGTATGCTGCTGCCATTACAGACGATGCCAGAGTATCTGCACTAAAACTGATACAGGAACTGGAACAGAAGAAAATAGTTCTGAATATTACCGCTAAGTATAACAGTAGGGAGCAGGGAGAATTAAAACCTGCTGGTATTCCATCTGTTAAAGGATTTGATTCCAAAGATATAGGTAAGCTTACTTCTCCATTTGTAACAGAAGAAGACGTAAAAGTGAATAATGATTATGCGACATCATTAGGGGCTATTGCTACTGTTATGGGTTCTATATCCCAAATGACAAATGAAGGTGCTTCTGCTTGGTTGACTTGGAGTGCCAATTTAATGACAGCTATAGGTACAGCTATTCCTGCTATAGAAGCTCTTATTGCTGCAAAGAAAGCGGAATCTATAGGAAATGCCGTAGCTAGTGCCACACAAACACCTGTAGTAGGTTGGCTGTTGGCTGGTGCTGCTGTATCTTCTGTAATAGCGGCTTTTNCCACTATGCCACAGNTTGCTAATGGTGGTGTAGTTGATGGCAGTTCCTTTTTTGGGGATAAGGTACTGGCTAGGGGGAATAGTGGNGAAATGATTCTGAATAAAAGTCAGCAGTCCAATTTGTTCAATCTGTTAGACGGCGGTTCATTTGTAAAAGGAGGTGCTATGTCAGGTGAAGTTGAATTTAAGATTTCAGATAAAGCACTGGTTGGAGTTTTAAAACAACACAGTAACAGAATAAACAGACTAAGGTAAAATGGGCTATCAATTAATATATAACTCATCTTTTAAGGATGTGGATGAGAATACAATTAATATTAAAATATACAGGGATTCAGGAGGTACTTTGATAGCTTCTGAATTACTCTGTTCTGCTGATGCAGTTTCAATTAACTATGAATCAGATGATGATGTGTTCAAACCAATCAAGTGTTCAGATTGCCAGATTAATGTCTTAACAACAAAGGTACTGGCTAATCTGTACACAGCATTAGGAAACCAGATATATTGTACTATCTCAAAGAATGGTTCTTTATTGTGGTGTGGTTATTCAGTCCCTTGTCTTTATAGTACGGATTATAATGAAGAATATAATTTGTTATCCTTGCAATTTAATGATATTCTTTCATCTCTTAGTAACTATAACTACACCTATTTAAATGAAAAACAGTCTGTAGTATCTTTTTATCAGGTGATTAAACATATTATTGGTTTGATTGATTCCAGTGGATTGATAAAGAATGTCTATGTGCACAACGCTAAAAAAATAAATGATGCTACTGATTTGCTAAATAACTTATTCATCCTTGATAGGAATTTTTTTGATGAAGCAAATGAACCAGAGAATTGTAAAGATGCACTGGAATATATTGCAAGGTATCTGGGTATGACTTGCTATTATTATGGCGATTCAATTTATTTTGTAGACTATAATATAATAAAGAATATCAATTCATATACTAAATATACTCTGTCAGATGATACTAATACGGTGGTAACATTAGATAACACTGTTATTGATGTTAATCAGAATATTTATGAAAGCAATGCCAGTATAGCTATTGGTGAGCTATATAATAAGGTGGTGGTAGTTGCTAACTCAAATTCTAATAATACTATAATTCCTGAATGGAATGATGAGGATGATATTATAAATCAGAATGTAGACGCAAATAAGTATTATGAATCGACAAGGGATATTAGTGGTAAGAATTATACGTTGCTGAATGCTTTCTTTAAATCGAAAAATAATTGGGATTGGAATAAGCCATATCTTTTTGAAATTAACAAACCAATAGAACCGATAGAAGAAGTAACTCCAGATAATGCTGCATCAAATGGTAGCTATTGGCAGAAGGCAGCATATTATGAGGCTGCAAATGAACCTTCTTCTTTAAATTGGAAGACATATTTTACGATAAGTGATTACGGTCTGATGGGATGGAAAACAACAGACGGAGTTCAATTGTCATTGAAAAATAAGCTACCTATAGCAGTCAAAGGTGGAACTTTCATCATTGATATAATTTATAGGCTATCTGGTGATTGGAATGCAGCAGAATGTATTGTAACATCTGATGAACAATACTATGATGGTAAATATTCCACTGGATTCACGGATACGATGTTTAAATGTAAACTTACAATTGGTGATAAGATGTACTATGATGGTGATGGATGGGTTAATTATCAAGAGTATCATAATAAAGTTGCAAGGAATTATTATAAGATATGTAACGGTCCTAATACTTGGCAGGGTGCGACTTGGTATAAGTATCTGGATGAATACGGCTACTGGCGATTTGTTNCTAAAGGGGAATATGATTCTATTTCTGGACGTGAAAAGTATAGTGGTGGATATGCAGATAGAAATTATGTGTATTCATATACCAATAGTGGTAATGAGCGTGTGTTTGTTGAGAAATGGTTCTATGATGAATGTAAATTACAAGACTGTTTTTATCTGGTACATAAGAATAAAGTAGGGGATAAGGTGTTTGATACGGATTATTCATTGACTAATACAGTTTCGTGGCGTATGAATCTGGCAGAAAGTGAAGATGGTGTTGCCGTTCCATTACCATCTGATAAAATGACATTAGGTGAATTGACATTTGAACTTTATGCTCCAAATCAACTTGGAACTACTCCTATGAGACGTACCGATAAATCACCTGTTAGATGTAATTCATTTCATATTAATGATGTTAAATTGAAATATACTACATCTGATTATGTTAAGGATATTTTTAATGATGAAACGTATGATGAAGATTTGAAGTTTGAGAATGTAATTGATGAAAATATAGTCAATGATTTTGATGATATCGAATTTAGAATCAATACTT